CGGTTGTGCTTGTGTAAGCCTTATAGGTAATATTGTTTGTTTGTGATAAATCGGCAATGAAATTCACATTAAGGATTTGTGCGATATATTGTAAAATTTGCCGATAAGTAATATTGCTTGTCATAAAGTTATTATAGACTGTATAGCTTGCTCTATTAAGGCTTGCTATTGAAGAAATACTTAATCCTACTTTATTTCCCATACTATTTATCATTCTTGTTAAAGTAATAGGATAAGAAAGAGTAGATACCCAAGCATCGGCTACTTCATCCAATAGTGAAATACAATCATAGGCGGTTAAGGTTGCCTTATTACCTCTCTTTGAAATATCTTTGATATAGTATGTGCCTTTGTAAGCATAATCGGCTTCACCGCTCATCTAGCAATACCAATCAAACGCCTAATCAATATAAGTTTCGGCTTCGCCATTCGCATTATCTATAGTGAATTTAATTGAAGCAGAAGCAACAACGCCATACACAAAATCATTTTCATTATTGATTTCCTATTGGAATGTGACACCACCATATAAGTTAGCATCCAATAGAGTAAGATTAAGGGTGTTGCTAATTAATTTGTTTTTCAAGCCGTTTCACCGCCTATTTCTTCTGCTTTGAAACTAACACCACTCCACAAGCCATTAAGCAGAACGCCATTAAACAAGGTGCTGTTTGTGCTTTTGGTATGTGCCTATATCGTCTTTTCTCCTGCTATCGGGTCATAATAGGTTAGATTATAGGTTTTACCAGCAACGGCGTTTAAAACGGCTGCTACAACCTCCTGCGTTGTTGTTGGAAGTGTAATAGTAATTGTTCTTTTTCTATTATATACATAGTTGTAATGATAAACACCATCATCTGTCATGCCGCTATCATCGGCTTCTAATCCCGCAATGCTTACTTTACAACTTTTTACGTCATATTCAGTATTACCAATTTTAATTTTACCTTTTGTTAGTGCCATTGTCGCACCTCCTTGAAATAAGAGGGGTAATAAATACCCCTCCTTTTATACTAATAATGGTTTGCCTGTTCTACGTCTATATTCATTATTGCCTCTTGCGGCGGCATTAGCAATCACATCATCACCAATAGACAAAGAAGTGTCTTTATCTTCGATTGCCTGAATTAATTGCTGTGTTGTCTGAATAAGCGTAGAAATAATATCAGAATTTCCGTTTCTAAAGGCGGTTTCCAATTTGTTTTGGCTATCAATTTCTAATCCAGTAGCATCAGTTAATGTAGGCGTAATTGAAGCACGCAATCTTACATTGCTTAACCCCATATCACTTTCTACTTCTGGAACTTCAAGATTAGGATTAAAGGCAGCTTCAACAGCCGTTCCCATATCTTTAACTGCATCAGTAGCATATTTGATGTTATCGGTAATGCCTTTACCTAAACCCATTGCTAAGTATTTACCATCTTCGGCGGTTAATTTTGAAGGTGAAGCAATACCAAAGAAACCCTTGATAGCACTCATTACATCATCTACCCAACCGCTGATTTTATCTTTAAGCCATCCTGCGGCGTCTTTAATGCCTTGCCACAAGCCTTTAACCAGATTTAAACCTGCTTCTGCCATATTTTCAAAACCATCATTGATTGCTCCCAATATAGAACTAAGGATTTCAGCAACAGCTTTTAATATCTCAATTAAAATTTTAGGTAAGTTTTCAACCAAAGCGACAAATAGCTTTACGCCACATTCAATAATTTCTGGTAAATGCTCTAAAATTGCTTGAATAATACCATTAATTAAATCAGGAAGTGCTGCTGCTATTCCGGCAATAATATCCCCGATATTTTGAATTAAAGCAATAAATAACTATATACCACATTCAATAATTTTCGGAAGTAGTGTTAGTATTCCGTCTATAATACCATCAATCAGTTCTGGAAGTGCTTCACTAATTGCTTCAATAATATCAGGCAATGCTTCTATTAATGCTGTCATTAATTGAATATAAGCATCAATTAGCATTGGGATTGCTTCAATGATAAAGTTAATAATTCCCTCTATTAGTTGCGGTAATGCTTCGATTATTTGCGGAAGTGCCTAAATCAATGCTTCATTGAATGATAACACAAGTGTTAAGAACGCCTGTAAAAACTGCGGTAAATTATCTATGATTGCTTGAACCATTGTAATTAACCCATCAACAATAGATTGTGTAATTGTTGGAAGGTTCTATGCCACCACTTCAATTATCTAATTGAAACAAGATACTACTGCTTCTATTAGTGTTGGCAAGTTCTCTGTTATACCTTCAATAATTTGATTTAATCCTTCAAGAATCGCTTCAATGATTGTTGGAAGATTTTCAGCCAATGCTTCAATCAACTACATTAAAATATCGACTGCGGCATCAATTAATGTAGGCAACAGTTCAGGCAGAACCGCAATAATACTATCTACAATACTCATTACAGCGTTTATGAACTCTGGAAGGATTGTATTTAATAGGTTCGGCAACGCTTCTACAATTACTGGTGCTAAACCGCTTATCAGTTTGCCGACACCTTTTAAAGCAATCTCTATTCTTGGTAAAATGTTTTCTCCAAAAGTAGAAACACTCTCAACAAGATTATTAATCAATGTATCAAAGTCTGCGTTTTCATCGGCAATGCCAACAAGCATATTCTGCCACGCTGCTTTCATTGCTGCGGCACTACCTTGAATAGTTGTGCTTGCTTCTTTGGCTGTCGTGCCTGTTATGTCTAATTCCTCTTGGATAACGTGAATAGCTGAATATACGTCATTAAGATTAGAAATGTCATAGTGAATACCACTTAATCTTTCAGCATCTTCAAGCAGACGCTTCATTTCTTCTTTCGTGCCGCCATAGCCTAATTTTAGGTTATCCAACATTGTATAATTTTGTTTTGCGAAACCCTGATAGGCGTTTTGTATGCTTTCCATAGATGTTCCCATCTTATTAGCATTATCAGCCATATCAGTTATAGCCATATCTGCTATTCGTGCTGCTTCTTCTGTATCGCCGCCAACGCTCTATAACAAACTTGCGGAGAACCCTGTGACTGTTTCCATATAATCATTAGCCGATAATCCAGCAGTCTAAAAGGCGTTAGCCGCATATTCCTAAACAATTCCCGCACTATCTTTAAATAGCGTTTCTACACCGCCTACAAGTTGTTCATAGTCGGCATAACTTTCAACGGCTGATTTCGTTATAGCGGCTGCGGCTGTTGCTCCTGCGGCTACGGCGGCGGCACTAAATTTACCTACGGCTGAAACCGCAGAACTCATAGCATTTTTTAAACCGGAAGTTTCGCCTGTTATCTTTACTACCAATTCTTCTAATGTCATTGGCTGTTAAACCTCCTTCTGATTATGCTTTTCGGCATAATCAAGCATCTGTTCTTTATAATATATCCAACTATTATCTATTGTATCTTTTGGAAGTTCTTCTTCAAATACATCTGGATATAATTCCTATAAAGTAGGCGGTTGTTTTCCGTTATTCGCTCTATTCGTAAAGATTGAAGTTAATAGTGCTATCTAATAATTATCGTGTAATCTTTCTTTCATCTTCTACTCTTGGCTTTCTCTATATGTGTTGATTAAATCAACTATTTCGCCATATGTATAATTCCAAAAGTCAAAGATGTTAATATCACATTTAAGTGCAGTTTCATATAATGTATTAAATAGTTCCATAAAAGTTAAAGGCGAAGTAGAATTACTTACTTCGCCTGTTGAGCGTTTTTTGAGTTATCAATCTCTTTGAAGAAACCGCTTACTTTGAAAATTTCAACAATAATAGGAATAAGTTCAATCAAGGTATTACCTTCATCGACAAATTCATCATAAATAGCATAAGTATCATCAAGTGAAATATTATGCTCTAATGCTTGCAGGCTTGCGTGAAGTATCATAATAATATCTTCTACTTTTGGAAGTTCATTAGACTTCTGTATTTCAGTAAAAACGTTAAGTGGGTTCTAACCCATTCTACGTTCCAAATCTACACAAGCCTTTGCCGTTAAACGGCATTTATATTCTTTATCACCAACATTAAGAACAGTATATAACATAATCATAATCTCCTTTATAATAAAAAATAGGGGATGTTTAAAACATCCCCTTTAAATTCAAGATGGATTAGTGACTTCGATTTCACTATTAAGAGCGATGTTTGCCGTAAAGGTAAGAGCAGCGTTCACAGAAGCAGCATCTAAAGAACAGCTAACTTCGCCAGTAAATCCAAAAGTAGTGTTATCAGGGAATGTAATCTTAAAGTGATTAATGCCAGTCAAACCTTTTAACACACGGTAATTAGAAGTTTCAGTGCTATTATCGTAAAGGAACTTAAACGCCAAATCACCATAATCAACTAAACCATTAATATATTTCTTATTCGCGTCTGCAAGGCAAGTCACATCAACTTTTTCAGGAGTGCCGCCAAGAGAAGGAATTTCCTATAAGTTGCTAACTTCGGTATAAGCAGTGCCATTAGCACTATATTCAAACTTAATACCCTTTGAAAGTAATCCTTGTGCCATATTCAAAAATCTCCTTTATTATATTTTTTCATAACCCATTGCTTCATATCTCATAATGATTTCTAATTGAGATATTCCAACAGACAACTCATTAATAGAAGTTCTCTTGAACCCCTACTTTCTCATTACATCATCAATCGCAACGGCTTTAGGCATCAATGCAGCAAGACTATTACCCCATAATTTAATATTGTATGATAATCTGCTATAAAACAAATTATCTCCTTCGGCTTCTGCTGCATTGTTATTTTCAATAAATGTAATACAAGGAGTTTCAGTAGAACTATCTACAAATAATTCATAATAGACAGGTAAGCCAACTTTTTCTAACTCTTGTTTTAAGGTTGGTTTATAATCAATCATAAATTTTGAACTCCCTTCTTCAATTCTTCTCTAAACAACTGGATAATCTCTTTGCGGTTTTCATCTAATGCCGGATTTAAGAATGGCTGCGGCTTCTAGCCTACTGTGCTATGCCAATGTCCTTCGGCATCTTGATAACTCCATTTGTCTTGTCTGCCTGTTCCTTCACTTGAAAAAATGCCTGTGCCTATTTCAACATAAGGTGCGTATTCAGTATTAGTGCCTACAACGGCTTCTGTTCCCTCTACTTCGTGTGTAATAGAGTTTCTCAACTAACCCTTATCAACAGGACATTTCTTTTTAGCATCATTTTCAACCAAGATACAAGCCTTATTAAGAACTTCGTCTAAATCGATATTATCCAGCTTTTCTAATTTCTTTAATAATCTATCTAAATTTTCTATTTGAGCCATTATTACACCTTCTTCATCAGAACTTGGTGTAATCTTCCAGAAGGAATAACATAAAGCACATCATAAGTAGTGCCATTCACAATAATCTGGTTTTCATCGGTAATTGAAGCATCATATGTTAAGCCGATATTCGTTATATCACAATAACGCACGTCAGAAACATTTGTCTGCGAATAAATCTTTACAACCATATCTACTGTTCTTGTGGTGCTACCTAATTTGCGTTTTTCGCCATAGGCATCAGTTCCAGTAGCGAAGGAAACTACTGAAACCGGCTATAATTCGCGGTTAAAAGTCATAAGGTAATTAATTTCCTTTTTGCCTTTAACGCACGAACTATAGGTTCTGGATAGTCTGCGGAATAAGCAAAACTTACTCCGCTATATCCTTCACTATCCAAACCTTCTGTGCCAAGGCGATTATAATTATATACACACATTCTTAAAATGATGGTGCTTAATTCATCTACGCAATCTAAATGCGTATATGCCATTGCTTCTTCTCTGGCTTGTTCAATAAGAAAAGTTAGTAAATCGTCTTTCGTGTTATCATTAATGTTTAACAACATCTTTAAGTTCTCTAACATAATTTACTAACCTCCTGTTGGATTAATCAAGCAGTTGCTTCGCTAATCTTGCAAATCTTAGTAGCGTCAGCAAGAGCGACAAGGTAAGTGGCACGAAGATAAACGCTATTCTTGCGGGTATCAGGGTTTCTATCAGGTTCGACTTCAACATCTTTCTTGATGAAAAGTTTAACGGCTTCTTTCGTCATAACAAAAGCCTTATCAGTAAGAGCCTTAGTAGCGATAACAGGAATACCGCAAATAGTGCCAACCTAGCCATTATAAATAACTTGCCCCATCATAGCAGACTTGTAATCTGCATCCTTGCGGAGTGCTGCCTTCCACTTGTTAGGGATAAGAATAAAGAGCTGGCTTTCATCTTCAAAATTAAGAGTGCTGATAGCATCAACAATAGTATCATAGTTGAGTGCTCCACCCTTTGCGAAGGTAACGCCAAGAGTAACGCCAGAGCCGGTAATAGCACCAACAAAATCAGAAGTCATCTTGTTAGTCATAACCTGAACTGCACCCTTCATCATGCCATCAACAATGTATGGGTCTTTCATTGCTTCTTCATCAGTGTAATCATAAGCCTGCTGGCAAAGTTTAACGGTATAATCGCTACCAACATAGGAAATAGTGCCACGCTTTGAAGCAGTATTGCCAACGCCGTTAGCCAGTTCTTCGGCTTCGCCAGTGTAAGTATAAGTGTTGATAGTCTTAACCATACCAGCACTTTCAGCCAGTTCATTATCAATCGTCATAAGAGAACGAGTGTTAATAGAAGTGGTAAGTAAATCTTTCGCAGTGCTTTCAAGCACTTTATTATCAAAGACAGTGTTTGCCATAATAAATATCTCCTTTAGTTAAATAATTGATTATATAAATTAGGATTATTTGTTAAGAGATTTTGTCTTTCAATAATAGTCATTTTCTTTGCCTTTTCCTTTGTGATTGTTTCATCAGGCGGCAAATTCTTCTTTGGTGCGGAACTGCCTAAACGCTTTTCAACCTCTCTCTTTACGCTATCCTTAAAAGCCTTATCCAAAAGGCGAATGTTAGAGTTCATAGTTTCTGCATCTTCCGCAATGACAAAATCAACTAAATCTAATGATAATCCTTTATCAGCAAGTATCTTACTTGCTTCATTTTTATTTTCTGCTAGAGCAAGTGCCTTTTCCTTTTCGGCAATAGCCTTTTCACGTTGCTCTAACTCATATTGAAATTTTTCGTTTTCATTCATCTACGCAAGTTTTTGTGCTTCTTTAACCTTTTCGGCGTTCTTCTTCTCTGCCTTTTTTAAAGCCTCGCTAACACGCCTATCACTTTCTCTTTGCAGAAGCATATTAACTTCTTCTTGCGTATAAGTCTTTGTTTCAGTTCCAGTAGTAGAAGTATCAGTAGTAGTAGTATCTACGCCTGTGTTCTGATTGTTTAAATTTCCATCCATAATAATTAACCTCCTAAGTTATTGCGGTTGCCGCAATCCCTTTTCATAAATTATATAAATTAAGTTTGGCTTTTCAGCCACCCTTCACATAGATATAAAAAACAGAACAGAGTATTTTAACTACTCTGTCCTGTCTTTGAAAAATTTTTATTCTTCTTTTGGTTGCTTATTTTGCTTATCTTGAATCGCCAGCATAACTAAGTATCTACCCATTGACAAGCCTAGGCTTTCTGCCTTTTCTTGTATCATTCGCTTTTCTTCTTCTGTAAGCCGAATTTGAAATACCGCAGTCTTTGTAGCCATTACACAACCTCTTTACTATCCAGATAGCAACTATCAGGACACAAATCTATTTTGTTATCCCATACAACATTACTATCTATATTGGGATTCTTATCCCAAGCCACACAGCCGCAATCATCAATATAGACACGCTTAAATACTTCCATTGGCTTTAAGCAAGCAAACACACCGTCAAGCGGTTTAACGTCATACAAGCGTTTTTCGCCGTTGTTATACTCCAATAGCAAAGTATAATCATCATTCGCTTTTACGCTTACAAGGCGTTTCCTGCCGTTCTTAAAGTATTCTGCTACTCTTGGTTCAAGCATTATTTTACCCCCTTTAAGCATAGCAAGATTGAACCGTTTATTTCAACGGTTCAATCGGGAACAAATCTTGCTTCTGTTCGGCTAACTGCCAGTTCTCTAACAGTTCTTCTTGGTGAAGTGCCGTCCAGCCTAATAACATCTTTAACTGCTTGTTCGGCAAACTGCCATCTAACACTTCAATGTCATTGATTGAAACGGCAACTTCATCAGAACCATACTTTGCGTGAAAATGCGGTGGTTGATGTTCTCGCCAGTTGATATAGATTTTAATACCGCGAAACATACAGATTGTAGGCATATAAACAACCTCCTTAATTACAATACCATTATAGCAAATTGTAATTACAGTGTCAATACCTTATTGAGATTTTTCTTCTAATTCATTGATTTTTTTACGCCATTCTTGTCGTTGTACTTTTACTTCGGCGTATTCTTCATCAGTAAGCCAACCTTCACTATATTTGATTGCCTTATAATCAGTCTGTGTAAGTTTTTGTTTCAAATCATAGATTTGTTTATTTATCTTTGCCATTTCATCTACTTTAATTTCTTCTACTGTTGGAGTTCTACGCTTGATAGTAAATTTACCATCAACAACAGCATAATAAGAATATCTATCAGGTAATGGCTATTTGCGTTCCTGTTCCGTTATCTCAATATAAGGAGTAGTGTCTTTTCCAAAGGAGATAACTTTACCAGTGTTTATATCGTAATTTACCTTAATCATTTGATTACCTCCTTTTAAGTTTTATAGCAGATATATTCTATATTCCAACTTGAAGCATTATTTAACTCTATAGATGAGCCATTGTAATTAATATAGCCGCTACCAATATTATCGATACTCCATGGCACTGCGTAGAACCTTTGAATATCACTTCCAAGGGTACTATCTCCAAAGTTATAATAGAAAGTTGTGCGTCCAGAACTTACATTATTGCTTAAAAATTCAATTACTAATTCTTTGGCATTATATAAATTACTATCACTTGAGTCTGTTGTAATATTCCAAGGCTTGATATAATCACCAATATTATCACTGGTAATGGCAGCCGCATATTGGTTTGAACTACCCAACAGAGCATAGGACAACATTAAACTAAACTAGCTACTTACAACATTCAAATTAGAATCGCAAGTAACAGTATAAACCTTTACTACATTATCTGTTCCGCCATTCAGATTAGCAACTATAAATCCTCGATTACCACCAATACTCATCATTCTAATAACAGTCAACCCATCAATAGACATATAGATATTCTTTCCTGTAATTACTTCCTTCAAATGTGCCTTATCCTCACCAGTAAAAGTCTGAAAACTTGAAAACGCATAACCGCTTACTCCTGCACCACCTGAGCCACCAGAAGGAGTAAAATCAATAGTAGTATCATCTTTTTTAGTAAGCGTTAAAGTATTTCCGCTTACAGAAGCGTCTTTAATATACTTCTGCGGTTCACTACCACCTGAACCGCCTACACTACTAATAACACCATCACTAATAGTAATTGTGCTACCATCGACTTTCACGCCGCCAAGAGTAGAAGTAGAAGCAGTAGGAAGTGTATAAGGTGCTGGAATATCTGCCTTTTTAGCATATTCCGTTAATGATTGATGTTCAGTTAAATATCCTGCATCATTGGTAAACGCAGAAATATTAGTTGGAATAGTAGGAATATCAATTTCAGCAATCTTACCATTAACATAAGTTTCTGTGGCTAATCCAGTAATAGAAGGAATAGTAGGCTTATTAGTTAAATCATTATATGAACCTGTCTTTGCTACTGTTGCTAAATCTGCGGTTTTCGCATATCCTTCTAAACTCTAATGTTCCGTCAGATAACCTTTATCATTTTCAAAAGCAGATACTTTAGTTGGAACAGTAGGTATTTCAGTTTTCTTTGCGTAATCAACTAATGATTGATGTTCTGTCAGATAGCCTTTATCATTCTCAAATGCAGAAACATTAGTTGGAATTTCTGGAATAGTAGGCTTATCTGTTAAATCATTATAAGAACCGCTTGTAGCCACATCAGCAAAGGTTGGCTTATTCTATACCTTGCTCCAATCTACACTATCTGCTGTGCCGCCACCTGTTGCCGCAAGAACGCCGTTTGTAATCTCTAAGCCACTACCTACTTTCACACCACCTAATGCCGTAGTAGACGCAACAGGCAGTTCATAGGGTTCAGGAATAGAAGGTTTATCTGATAAGTCATTGTAGCTTCCAGAAGTAGCAACAGTAGATAAGTCTGCGGTTTTGGCATAATTACTTAAATCAACCTTTGCGGCTGCTCCTTCTTCAATCTCATTAATTTCAGCCGTAGTAAAGTAATCGACACCCTTTACAGGTGTTTTTCCATCTTTACCATTCGTGCCGTTTATACCATCAATACCATTTCTTCCGTCTGTTCCTTTCAGACTGGCTAACCAATCTGCTTCAGAACCTTCATAGCCTGCTTCTACTGCTAACTGGTAAGCACTCTTACCATCTTCGCCTTTAGCACCTACTTGAACCTTTTCTGCAATTTCATCTTTGATTTCAGTTATTTCAGCATCAGTAAAATAATCAACGCCTTTAACTGGTGTTTTGCCATCTTTGCCAGGTATGCCTTGTTCGCCGGGTTCGCCTTTGTAATAATCAACGCCTAATCCCAATTCGGCATTAATACTTTCTTGCTCTTGGAGAATACCATAAAGTTCAATCATTGTGTTACCTCCTCACCAATTTCAAAATTAGAGATAGGAACAATAGTATAGATATTGCCGCCAAATGTAGTTAATTGAATATCATAAACATAATTTCCAGTAGTAAGAGATTTAGTATCTGCGGGAACAATATCAATTACGCCTTTGACTGCGGTTTTGCTTAATGCTATATCACTATTAGGATTTTTACGCACAGTAAGCGTAATTACATCATCATCAAATAATTGTCTTTCACTTCCGCTTGCTTCAATTACTCTTACTTTAAATGAAGCATTATCGCCTTTGGTAATATAGATTTTATTTGTTTTCTAATTTATTTTAAACACTATATAACCTCCTTCACTTTATAACGCCAAGAACAGAGCAGCGGCAATTAGCGTGAAAAGGTGGAGCATTTTCACCTACTGCCATTTCCGCAATCTTAAAACGCTTGCCGTTCATCTTGCTACATATAGGACAAGTTCTTTCATCGTGTGCTGATAAGATTTCATATTCATCTATACCGGCTTCAATATATTTGTTGATTGCCGCCTTATTCTATACATAACTTAATTCTGTTCTGGCTATTCTATCTGCTTTTCTATAACTAACGTCAAATGTTTCCATTAACGTTTTAACTAATTCATCTTTGCTTACACCACGGCTAACACAGTCAATCAAGCCTTTTTCTAACGCTACTTGTAATTGTGCTTTGTTCTGCCATATGCGGTTGCTCCAGTGCTTGCCATCAGCACACCAAATGCTATTAATAACTTCCTTTGCTGTCTTTTGGTTAAATTCACCGCTAAAATTAATTGATTTTCCAACAGAAGAAGAAGTAATAGCATACATATCAAGCAATTTCTAATTAGTGATTGTGATTTCTTTGCCGCCTAACGCTTTTAATTGCTTATTTAGGCTTTTCATAAGGCTAAAGTAGCGGTTATACTTATATAAATCACTGGCAAGCAATGTTCCATCAGCCGAAGAAACTAATAGTTCATCATATAACTTTTCAATATCGCGGCTTACCGCCTTTAATGATTGCTGATACTGTTTCCGCAGTTCGGCTTCATATTGTGCTAATGTTCTATCATATTGTAATTCACGCTGCTTTAATTCACGTTTCTGCCAATAATTCATTCTTCATCACTCTCGCTATTGGTATCAAAGCCATACATAGACATATTTACTTCTTTTTCCTTTTGGAGTTGCTTCACTTCGGCATCTACATCTTTAATAAATGGAAGTAAAGAAATCAATGTCTTATCGCTTACAATACCTCTTAACTGATTGATTGCCTGTGCGGTATCAGTGATATTTTGTGGAAGGTTGCGTGTAAATACAATCTGAATATCACGCCACTTTGTTTCACCATCAGTAAGAGAAAGAATAGAACAAATCAATTCAATGCGGCGTTGCAGTGCCTTTGTCATATTCGCCACAATGTTAGAAGCAACGTTTTCAAAACCAATCAGCTTATATTTAATAGCAACACCCGACTAACTCATAAACGTATCTTCTGTAAAATCAGGTGAATTAGAAATCTTATGAATTGTATCATTAATGTTTTTAAGCATATTCTCAATCTGCGTATCGCTTACGCTTTTGGTTAAATAACTGGCTTCTGCGTCTGTATCCATCATAAGCACACGGTTTTGTTTCATGGCAACTAAATCATCTGCGTCAGCCATACAGCCTTTAAGCACTAAATAAGCATCACAGAAACTTTCAAAATCATCAACTTCACTTGATAACAATTTGTTGTAAGCGTCTTGAAGCGTCATTACTTTATCGAAAATGCTTTCTTCATCAGAATTAAGATTGAATACAGTAATAGGAACTTGCTTATATATGTTTGGCTTTTCTTCCAAAAGAGATAAAGTAGCAAAAGCATTAGAAGATTTATATTTGCGGATGAACTCATTACCATATACTTCAATGTAATATTCATCTTGTGAATTGTTGATAGTATCAGCAACATAATAGCGAATTACATAAAGCAAATCATTGTTTAAGTCATTAGAATAAACAGGAATACATTCACGGCTATCTAATACTTTAAAACGCTGTTTAGCATCTTCGTCAACATAATTAATTTCAAATGATTTGCCGAATATTAAAGCATTACGCAATAATTCATTATCTTCTGTTCTAACATCATTATAATTAAGAATATCTTGAATAGCATCAATATTTGTCTAACTTAAATAAGAAATATCAATGCCGGTTATGTATCCCTGATAGTTCTAAACTATATTGAAACAATAATTAGATACAATGCGGTTACAAGGCTTGCCTACGTCGCTTGCCACCTTCCGCATTATCTCTTGATTGCCTTTGTAATATTTTAAATATTTATTTAATCTTGGCTTTTCATTTAATTCAAATTTCTGAATAGTTTCAGCAATATAACTTTCAGTAAGTTCTGCTTGCTTGTCTATAATATACAATCTGAATTACCTCCTTTTATAATCCAAGTAAAGCCTTATCAAATGACTTTAACTTGGTTTTTGTGTATATATCACTATAAGCGTAGCCTAAACCATCAACTGCGTGTGAAAATTCATGTGTTGTATCCTCTGTAAGTTGTTCGGTTTTCTTATCCAATAGATAAGAGAAATTTTCAAATTCTGTTATCAGGTTTTGACAGGCGGGGCTTATAATAATCTCATGATTCTATAAAAAACTAATTCTTGCTTTAACACTATTCTATCCTTTAATACAAGGAACTGCGTTAAAGCCTTGTTTGCGGAAATAGTCAATACTGCGGGGTTCGGCGGCATCCATAAATATCTTTGTTTTGCCAATCTTCATTTCATTCATTGCCGCTGCTACTTCGTCTAACTGGCAACCACGCTTATAAAATTCATTAAATACATATATGCGTTTATTAGCTGCGTCATAAAGGCTATCAATTACGGTTGTCGGGTCTACATAGCCAAAATCCGCACCTGCTCTATGTTCCAATCCAGAAGCAGCCAATGTAAGAACATCAAATTCTTCAACACGCCAATTATGGAATACAAGATTATCGACGTTAATTCCCCAATCGCCGTCACAATAAATACGTGCCTTTGCGGGATTTCGCACATATAATTCTTCAAGCGTTTCAATATATTCTTTGCTTAAAAAGGGGTTATCCCTAAATGTTGTCTATGAAAAATAGAAGGATTTAGGCGGGTTGATTTCGCAAAAGTCATATAACCAATGATTTTTGGAAATGGGGTTAAACGCCATTATAATTTGCTAATTAGGGTTTGTGCCACGCATACGCAAATTTAACTGCTCTACGATTGATTTCGGCACTTCATAGACTTCTTCAATAAAGATAGTGCCGATATTGGTTAATGACAAAAGTTTGGTTTCTTCATCCAAACCCATAAATATAATTTCACTGCCATTCGGGAATTTGATATTGAAATCTGTTTCTCTTATTTTCACATATGGCGTTAATTGCCACTTCTGCAATACTTCCTTAAATAAGGCAAAACAGGTATTTCTTAAAGTAGTTCCAAAGCGGCGGCAAACAACAACTTTAATCTTTTCATTAATACATCTAACTATAATCTTCTATGTAATGAAATAGCTCTTGCCGCTACCAGCACTTCCTTTATATACTTCAAACCTATTGGAGTAATCCAATAGTAAAGGAAACAGAGTAGGCGAAAACAGGCTTTTCTTTAAATTCAATTCAATGTGCGGCATTACTGCTAACTATTCTTCTTATCAATGTTATTTTCGCGGGTAAAATAGAAAACAATAATTATTGAGAACATATTAATGAAATCGCTTGCCACAATAACACCAGTTAAGGCAAGCACGGCAAAGCAGATAACCATAACAAGGCTAACAATGCTTTTTACATCAATCAATTTTGCTAATTTCTCTTTTAGTAAATCCATCTCAATTACTCCTCTATATTAATTTTTATTACTGTCTCTACATTTGCATTAATATTTTGATTTTGTAAAGACATTTGTTTTTGTAATAAATCAAGTGCTTTCAACTGTGCTTTTGCATCATATTCCTTATCGCCTTTTTCTGCAAATGCGATATCAGCAAGTTTATTTGCTATGCGTTCAGGGGTTATCATTGCACGTTCAAATGCTTCCTTTTGGAGCTATGCTATATAGTCCTTTACACGCTGCCTTTTTAACACTTGGCTTCCATTGCTTCTTGCAGTATCAAGGTTTGAAGTATTGTATGCTTTTAGATACGCCTTTTTAATATCATAGCATTCTACATAGGCTTCACAGAATGCTCTTTCTTTTGGGGTTAATTCATCATTATGTGGTGCTGGCATCATCTTTCACTTCCTATCTTATAGGACATTGCACCAATTAACATTCCAAGAGTGAAGATAATCACACCTGTAATCATACCTAATATCATTGCACATCCTCCTATTCAAATTTTTCTAATGCCTAATCAATCATTGCCAAATTATATATCAATAAAATAAATTCTTCGCTCATCATTATTTTTTACCTCCATAACTATAATTCTTGTTAGCTCTACAGAGCAAATTTTTAATTGTATGAGTATTTGTAAGGGAATTATTTTTTTCGGCTCCAAAAGCCAAACTAAATAAATAATAATTAATCTTGCCATTCATGTTTAATGCAGCTATATTTGCGTGCTAAATCAGTTCTAAATACATATGCCTTAGATATTTTGTTATCCAAATTATCGTTGAAAATTTTTACTTCCCCGTGTTCCTCCAAAAGAGAACAAGTAAGAGGGAAGTCTAATATGTAGCCGTGCCGTTTTACCATATCATAAATACATACATAATCAGCCTTACACTTGAATAACCATCCTGTGCTTACATAATCGCCACGCTACGCTCCTGCTTCAAAAAAGAAATTGCACGTTTTATTTACGCGATAATCGGCTTTAACTTCTAAGCCTGCGGTTTTGCCATTTTTCTTTATCAAGAAATCTATATCTATTTTTTGGTAATCAGGCACTTCGGCAACATCTACAACTTCTATTCCTCTTGATTGTAAATGCTTCTTTACTATTTGTTCTGCTTGTTTTCCTTTACTTTTTTGCTATTGGAAACCATTCATATTAATCACTCCTTCTTATGGTTATAAAAAAGACAGTAATGAAATTAATCATTACTGTCCTGTTCTTTATCTATATGGATTATTTCTATAGTTTCATCACCGCTAATTATATAATGTTCTTCTTTTTTATTTAATAAATCCTCTACTTTCAATTTACTAATATCGTTTTTGCCTGTTGGAGTTAATATATTTAGTTTTGGATTAAATTCCTCTATATATCTATCTTCTAATTCGCTTAAACAGTCTATATCACAATACTATATAGGGAAGCAGTCAACCCAATGTCCTCCAAGAAACGCAGATAACAATAATAGATATTTCTTTTCCTAATTAAACATAGCGTTCTATATGTTATATATATGGGAACGGCAACGCTGCTAAACATTTTTACTCTTTCCAACATATACAATTTTCATATCTACTGTGATACAATATATTCCAGCTCTTTGTTCACAATCTAATAGCAAACCCCAATCATCTATAAATTCATCTAAATCTTCTAATCTCATAATTAATCTCCTTGTATCAATTAAAATAATCAAAATTCAAATTTTGTATTTTCACTTTGTTTTACCTACTCTAAACGGCAGGTATATACAAACGCATAATCGCAATCACCATTATCAAACACTTCTTCGGCTAATTCAAAGAACTACTGATTAAAAGCATTTAAGATTATTGTATTGCAGCTATAATAACAGCATTTAAATTCCTTCCAACAGGTAAGATTAGCAGAGGAATAAGCATCTGCTTTATTCATTCCATCCTTTATATTTTTTTCTGCTAATTTTCTTCTGCGGTTTTCATATTTAATCTTTCCTTCATCATCTTCGTCAACTTTCATTCTTGTTTTCTAGCCGTCTACATACATAGATACCCAATATGTTTTTCTTAATCTATCGGTTTCTACAACATTATAATCAACTAACTTTTTATACCATCTTTTTAAGGTAATTTCACTTACTTCAATATTATAATCTTGCTACATTACATTCGCTCTCTCTCCAAAAGGCATAGAAGAAAATTCTTCATCCATAAGCAAGTAAACAAATGTGGCGAACTTACCTATATCAATTCGGATATCTAAATCAAACTCTCTTATAAGCAATTCATTCAGTCGTTCTTGTGCGGTTGAAGGAGCTGCTGTTATCTCTATGGCTTTTCTACTATACACAAATGAATAACCCCACTTGGTTAAAATAGACTACACTTTTCTACTAAAGTGTGAATCAGTTATTTCTACCTTCAACAACTCTGCCATTTCATTGCGTGAGTAATTTCTTACCTCTATTTGCTACATTTCTATCCACCTTTATAATTTAGTATATTATTTTTATCCAGTTAGGACTTTTATCCAAAACTTGATACTTTATAAATAATATATGTCGTATCAACTTTTGGCGTTTTTATTTAGTTTGGCTTTTGGATTTAAAAAAATTAAATAATTAGATTTATTTTTGGCTGTTTTTATCTTCATTGATTATTTTTAGAAGCTGCGTTCTTACTACTTCACTTACATTTGTTCTATGCTTCCAAGCATATTCTTCAAGTGCATCTTTAAGTTCTTTAGAAACCTTTACATTAATCATTTTCTCATAGCTTTCATTTTTCATTTTTATAATCTCCTTCATATTACAGTAATACCACCCCTCAATAAAAAAGTTGGTAGGTGGCTGAAACCTACCAACTTTTTAACTAAATTTTTTAAGGAGTGAAAAAACAAATAGTGGTTAATACCTTATTTAAAACTCGTGTTCGTAAGAAGAAAAACCTAATGCTTTTAAATTTCTTCTATCTTACATCTATATATAAAAAATACTATTATAGTATTTATTACTGTTGTCCTGCTGAATTTGTGAATTTTTAATGAACACATCATAAGACTAAGGCGGGTTAAGAGTAGGAATAAAAACCCGATTTATTTAATTTGATAAAAAGGAACCTTAACCCGCCACATCCCATTGATAATTAACTAATACTAACACTAAATACAGCATAATAGCATTTTAAGGGTTCACGGCAAACTCTAAGTATCGTGAGAATAATACTTTGTATATTTAAATACGGTTCGCTATCCTTATCTTGCTATATATATTATAAAATATATTTTTTCAATTTTCAAATTTTAACCAAAATTTTTCTTCTGCTATTGGATTAATCAATATAGCTATCAGCAACTTCATTAGTCATGCGTCTTACTTCCTTATATTTTTTATCATAAATAATAGTATAGTTTGTATCAATGCTTTCATTACCATTGATACCATCAATTAGCCAATCATAAGCATTATCAGTAAATTCATAACTATCCCAATCTCCATAAGCAATATTATTAAGTGCACCAAACTCATCGTCTGCATCAACCTCAACCAGAACAGGAACTTTAACATATTTCTCAACATAATACTTAGACATAAATAATAATCTCCTTCAAATTTAATTTTTTATTTCTTAACTTTGTATATATATTATAATATATTTTTTAAAAAAAATAAATAATCCTTGACTTATCTTGCTATTGGAGTTATAGTAGTAATGTAAGTTAACCCAATAGTCAACATAAACAAAAATTAAATAAAGGAGTTAGTTATTATGGCAAAAGAAAAGACTAAAAAGGTTGAACTGGTTGCCAAGGACGGCACAACCGCAAAGGATGTTAACCAGCAGTTCATTATTAACTACTGCGTTAAGAATAATGAAATTGCTTGGTTGAAGGAGCAGCGGAACACCGAAGTTAAGGCTTTAAAATATCCGCTGTCTGACGCACCTGTTAATGAAGGCGGCAGACGCAAGCAGGATAAAACTAAAGCTCCTACTGAAACCACTCGCCACTACACCTTCCTTGAAATTAAGCAGCATTTCATTGCTAAGTTCTATCCTGAACTTATTCCCGCAAAGAAGCCTAAGAAAGAATCGTTCTTTGACTTAATCGACAAGCTTTAAATGAAATTAACCCCTCTTAGCAATTAAGCTAGGAGGGGTTACATTTTGTAATCATTTTTCCGCACTTTTGGTATTGACTTCAAATATTTTTTCTGCTATACTCTACTTTGTTCCAAGGGGAATCAACTATGGCAATCAGCAAACCAACTTGGCAATAATCAGCCAGTCGAAGTTGAGAACCCCTTGAAAATCAAGGGAATTTTGCTAGTGTGGCTCAGTCGGTAGAGCAGCTGATTCGTAATAATACCTCCGATTTTGCGTCAGAAAATAACCCAGACAACCCTTGATTTTCAAGGCTTGTCTCTTTTTTTACCCTCTTTTTTGAATGGCTGATTTCACTACACCATATAGAAAATAAAGTAATCAGGTTTTGAATGGTTGATTATTAGGGTTGATTTCCTCCGTAGAGTATTGTAATATAATGTATGGAGGTTGAGACGCAAATGAAAAGGAAAATTCAGGAAAGAAACACCTACGTTACCTTAGAGCAATCCTTTAATGAGTTTATCCAGCAGAAAGAAGCTAATGGGTTATCCCCTGCCACGCTCCGCAATTACAAGTTATCCTATCACATCTTCTTTGACTACAATGAGTTTGATAGCGAAACTCCAATTACTGAAATTAACCAAAATCTCATTAATAAATGGATTAATCATATGCGGAAGGAAGAAATTTCTCCTTCTAGCATTAACCACTATTTGCGTGATTTCCGCACCTTCGTTAATTTCTGCATCAAGCGTGAATACATTGATGTTCCAATAGAGATTAAAGAAGTTAAGCAGCAAGAAGAACTTCCTAAATTCTATAGTGATGAAGATATTGAAAAGCTATTAAGGAAGCCTGAAAACAATGACACCTTCGCTAAATGGCGTATGTGGGGTATCGTTAATTTTGTTCTTGCTACTGGAGCCAGAGCTGCAACCATCCGCAACATTAAGTTAGACGATATTGATTTTAATAATGGTGTGGTTAACCTTAGTAATCATACCAAGAACCGCGAAGCCTTAAATATCCCTCTTTCCTCTACCTTGGAAAATGCTCTTAGAGAATATATACGCAAATGGCACATTTCAGATTATTTGTTCCCTAATGTTGGAGACGAACAATTAACTGACGGAGCATTAAGAAGTGCCTATGTTCGCTATTGCCAAGATAGAGACGTAGAACAAACTAATATACACGGCTTGCGGCATTCCTTCGCACGTGCTTGGATTATTAACGGCGGCAATCAGTTTAAGCTACAGCGTATTATGGGACATAAAAATCTGTCTATGACTAACCGCTACGTTAAGCTGTTCGCACAAGACTTAAAAACAGATTATGAAAGTTATTCCGCACTTGATGTTATTAAGAAGAAGTCTAAAAGAACCAGTCAGTTCAAAAAGGGGAGGTAATAATACCTCCCCTTCTTTTTATTTATGTTCTAAATGTTCTATTTCTTCTTTAATAACTTTAATGCTGCTTTCCGCTTTATACATTCTGTCGATTAAGTTATTGTGTTTATTCACCTTTTGCTCCAACTAATCAACGCGATATAAGATTAAGGCAGTAGTTTTCTTATTAACAAAATAAACGCTTGCCAAAGTTCCTATTAAGCCTATCGCCGCCACAATAATTGTTTCCATTTTTATTCTCCTTTTGGATTATTCAGTAAATTCTATAAACTCCTCTAACTCCATTAAATCCATAGCAGACATATTGACATTCTCTTTCAAACTTACTTTTACCTTTTGGAAGTCAGCAAGTTCTACTTCTGTTTGAAGAAGTGCTTCAAGTTCTTTATCTTGATTATCTGCCAGTTTAGATATTCTTTCGCGGTTATCATCAAAATAACCTAAATGCTCATTCATAATCTTAATAAGCTTATATGTTTCATAAGCTGTTTTCAATGATAAATCCTATGAAGCCATTTTTCTTAATGCCGCTACAGAATTTACAATTCTACCTAATGTAATTTTCATAATTATAATCTCCTTGAATTTCATTATGCGTGTGTTGCTTTCCTGCCATTTATAGCAAGTTCGCCAGAACCATAGCAAGTAAGTTTCACTGTGTTATATCCGCTCTTTAGCCATAAAGCATAAGCATATACATTGTCCCAATAATAAGAAGATGAACCTAAATCATAAGTACCATTTCTAGAAGGTGTGATTGTTGTATAGCTACCAGAGCTACTAGAACCGCCTATTGTTGTTGTGCCAACTTTTATAGTGCTTGAGCTACCAGCTGTAATGTAGCACGTTGAAGATAAATAAATCTTTGAAATATAAGCATATCCCCAATAATTAGAAGAACCGCCTAATGAATATGATGAAGTTAAAGGTTTTAATATTGTGCCTGAAAGTGTGACAGTGTTTGTTCCATCTTTAAGTTCCTTAACGCCTGCCGTTGAAGTGCCTGTTGTGATTTTAACACCATTAACAAGGAAATTCTTACTGGCATCCATACTTATATAGCCTCCGCCGCCACCAAGATATATTTTATCTATATATGCTTCTTTAAATCCCTAACTACTGCTAATTCCAAGTTTCCAAGTGCCATCAGTAGAGATTTGTTTGTTTGCTACATTAATCGTCATAACTGAACTACCAACAGAACTAAAGTATATCGAACCTGTTCTAAACCATACATAGTCAACATTTTTCACGGAACTATCACCGCCAATATACATATAACTACCCGCACTTGTAATAATCATTTTATTATCCGCATTATATACATTTCTTACTTTTAATGACGTTAAATCAACTCTATCTGCGGAAATAGTGCCTGTTGTAATTCTACTGCCGTCAATCGTAGTAGTGCCACCACTCTTTAAAGAATTGATTGTGACATAGCCAGATAAGTCAATCTTTTCAGCAGCTAAGGTTGCCATTCTATCAGTGATAGTAAAGTTGGATGAACTTGTGCCGCTTTTGATAACCCAATCAATCTTACTTGCGGTTTGAGATATTGAAGAAATATTTCCTTCTGCGGTTGTTATTCTTGTGCTAAAACTGTTTGCCGTTTGTTTGGCTTCACTGGCTGTTGTAGCCGCACTGTTCGCCGTATTTTCTACTGCGGTAATTTTAGTGCTAAAGCTATTTGCCGTTTGTTTAGCTTCACTGGCAGCGGTTTTAGCACCATTGGCTGTTTCCTCTACACTTTCAACCTTTGTTGTAATACTGTTTACATTTTGCTCTATGGTGCTTTGCTTTGTTTTTAAAGTTTCTACTTCACCATCAAGATTATTGAGTGTTGTTTGAACACTGCTAACCGTAGAAGTTAAACCGTTTGCCGTTTGCTTTACTTCACTTACATCTGTTGTAATTGTCGCTATTTGTTCTTTAATATTTCCTTGTTCATCGGTAATAGTTTTCATTGAACCTTTTACTTCTGTAAGTGTCGATTTCGTTTCATCAACAGTTCTAATCAATTCATTTGTCTTATTGTTTAACGCCGTAATCGCACTATTCACTTCTGTCTTTTGGGTATCCCTGCGTTTGTTGCCGATACATTCAAATTCACAACCAGAGGATTTAATAGACTTCTTCATTACATAACAAGTCTTACCATTAACTGTGATAATATCGCCGCAATTAATACCAAAGTCTTTATAAGTGCTATATTTCATCGGCGTGTATTTAATTGTCTTTAATTCTCCCAAGAGTTGAGAAGCAATAGTTGCAATAGTTGATTGCTTTTCACTTGTAAAGAATAGCGGGTTTTCAGTAACGATATAGGCGTTTGTGCCTGTTCCTGCCACATAACCTATATCATCAAATGTGCTTTGTATCTACACTTTGTCTATTGGTTCAATCTCATAATCAGACATTGTAAGTTTAATATACTTACTGTTATCTATTACTACGGTTGTGCTTGTGTAAGCCTTATAGGTAATATTGTTTGTTTGTGATAAATCGGCAATGAAATTCACATTAAGGATTTGTGCGATATATTGTAAAATTTGCCGATAAGTAATATTGCTT